GATCCGTCTTCGCATTCATAGACTACGTAAAACTGTCCCGGTGCTTCTGTGTCTTGGCTTATGTGCAAAACTTTAACTATATGTCCTTTGAAATGTCTGTATACTTGTCCTGCTATAACATTCCGATCGTTATCAACCGGGATTTTACGCTTGAAATACTTCTCGCATTCCGCAAGATCGCAGTTATCATAGTTAAGTGGGCTTTCATCATCCCATTTTCCAATATCCGATTCTTCTACGTGGATATGCTGATGCACCATGCCGTCAAGGACGTAGCTGATACCGGCTTCTATTTCGCTTAATCTATACAAATCGTCCGGATCCACCAGATATCCGCTGATTTTAAATATCTTCGCCATATTCATCACACACCTCCAACTTTTTCAAATCCTCAATCTTCCACGGTTCATCATCTGACCATTTGACCATCGGTAAATCAATATCCAGTCCTGCAAGACTTTTGAAACGAGCATCTGCCCAATTCCATAGCCCTTTTTTTGGTTTAGTTATATATACGTATAATTCTCCGTCACCATCTCTTGCAATATATTTATACCCTTCAATATAATCCAGAAACGTCCTGTCTCTTTTCGAGATCTTCACCGGCTCAACGTATTCTGATTCTGCCCATTCTGCTAGTTTTGTATCGCAATCGCCGCAACTAAACAGACAATTCCCGCACGAAAGCCCTTCGCAGCCTCTAATCTGCATTGTCTGTTTGTCAATCGCAGCTCTCTTTCCTGCGCACGCTACGTTTAATAACTCTTCTGCATATTTCTCTCTATTTTTCATTTTCTCACCTCGCTAACGCCGCTGTTTCCAGTAAAATTGCCGTAAGTGCTTCAAACGCTATACTTAGGCTCAATCCTGCGATTCTTTCTCCTCTGGCTGCTGCCTTTGCCATGTCACTTGATACCATGGATGTAATTAAAACATGTACGAGTGCTGTCACCATCATAAGTACTTTGACCATTACTTCTCCTCCCATTTATTACAATATTCCGGATCGCATCCTCTGACTTTGTCTGTCTTGCAGAAGTAATCACAGCCAGAGCCTTTTGCCTTATATTTACAGGTCTTACAGAGGTGTCTGTCTGCATTCGGTGCAGATTCTACCGCCTTATCAGCTCTGTATGTGCGTCTGTGCCAGCTTACTGTTGATTCTGGGATGTTTAATTTTTCCGCAATCTCAATATTCGTCATTCCCTGATCCATAAGATTCCGAATTGCATTCTTCCTTGCTATCCTTTGTCTTTTTTATAATGTTGCGCCATATCGTTAGTCGTTCCTCCTGATTCTAAGTTTAATCCCCATCTCTTCATCGATATTGTCTATGAAGTCCTGCCATCCAACGATATCATCCATCAGACACTCAGCCTTTAAATTCATTCTGTCAACAAACCTCTGACACCGCTTTGCGCCAAAATCAAATTCATCTCTGAGAGTTGCCACGCACAAGATAGTGAATGTATCCATCGTCATTTCCTTGATCTTTCTCGTGGCAATCTCTAGGCTCTTTCTGTCAAGCATGGTATGAATCTGAGTGGCATTCCGGAATCTGATTTCATCTTCCAGCCCCTTCACTCCCTTTTTCTTGACAATATTTAAAGCTAACTGTAATCCGTCCTCACGGCCGGCTATATAATTATCTATCTTTGCCATTTTTCTTTGCCTCTTTTCTGAGTAATTCAATCGCCATGTCTATGGCTTTTGTGGTTCGTCCATTCCATCCCCAGTCTTTATGCTGTTCCAAGATGTCTGCTGCCTTTGTGTATGTCATTTTATATGCCATGGCTTTTCCTTTCTTCCCTCCGGTCTCCCGGAGGGTCGTGATATATTGTTTATAAATAATTTTTGTGCACCAGCTCCATGAACTCTTCATGCGTGTGAGTACGTTCATATTGCTGTTGGAATATCCTACATAGATATTCTCTGGTTTCCTGGTTGTTATGTACTGCTTCTGGTCCTGTTCGGTGATGCGGAATACACAGATCGCACTTGAATCCGTTCTCTTCGCTGGCATCTCTTAAGCCAGATCCGAAAAACACATGATGTTCTTCCGTGATTTTAGGTCTGTAATCACCGTTCCTGGCACACAAGAAGCAGATATGCTTATCTGACGGTAATATAGACGGTGGATGTCTTTTTTTCTTCTTTTTCCATTTCGGTTTCGGAAACATTAAATCACTCATCAGCTTCGCCCTCATACAGTTCAGATGTTCCGTCTAAAATCTCTTTTTCCCCAGGTTCGAAGTACCATCCATATAGTTCAAGAATCCGGTAGGCTTCCAGGCGAATCTGCCCATTACCTTTTTTGTATCTGCACATATAATCGTATACTTCATTACAGTCTGCTTTTATGGCATAATGCAGAGTAATCAGCATCTGGTGGATGATACTGAGCTCGTCCACTTTTTTCAATGCCTCATCACGTTCTTCTGTCGAACATTCATACCAATCTTTTTCCAGGAGTACCTCAGACATTCTATATCTATAAACACCGCATCCTACCGCCACCAAGATCATCCAGATATGATCTTTTAATCTCTGTTCGTTCTTTGCCGGATCAATCTTTCCAGAAATGATGTCTCGTATAAACTCTTTTCGGCGGGCGTCCATCTTTTTCATGACCTCTTTAATCTGCTTTTGCTTGGCTTTCCGCTCTTTCTCCAGTCTTTCAGCTTTGGTCTCTTTCTTTTTCACCTGCTTTTTCTTTTTGTAGACTTCGATGCCCGACCAAATGGTCCGCCAATATAACTGTTCATCACTTTCCGGCACATCGATCTCTCCTAAATCATTATCTGTTTTGTATTCCTGGATCTTTTTCCATTTACCGCTATCCCAGACACTCATTTCATCTTTATCGGACATCTTTTTAGCGCCAGACGCTTCCAAAGCAGATATGATCTTCTGCTTAACCTTTTCTTTTCTCTCAGATACAACTGCCGATCTGGCTCTTGCCACCAGATCTACAGAACTACCAGACTGTCTTAATATTTCATTTCGCTTATCGATATCCGTGATCTTTTCCAGTTCGTATAGACCTTTCAAAGTTAACTGGTAGCCGTCATTCTGTTCTTTTTCCTTCAGTACGTCCTGATCAAGCTTCGCAATGTTCAAACGGTGTTTGATCGTGGATTTGCTGAATCCGGTCTTTTCTGCTATCTGGTCCTCTGTGTCTCCCAGGTCTAACATCATCTGGAATCCGTTCGCTTCTTCCCAAATAGTAAGGTCATTGCGCTGCATGTTTTCTTCCATCATGATTCCAATCTGGTCTTTGTAATCAATCTTTTCAATTACTCTGCAAGGGAATTCGCTGACTGCTGCCATCTTTCCTGCCGCAAATCTTCTGTGACCGATCAGCAGCGTATACCCGTCCTGCTGCCATTTTCCTTTTTCATCCCAGTGTCCGATCATAACAGTCATGTTCTGCATGATGCCTTTCTTTTTGATCGATTCCGATAACTCTTCAAGATCTCCAAGGTTTTTCCGCGGATTATCCGGATGCTCATGTATCTGCTCAGCCGGTATGTATATTAATTTTTCCATCTCTTCTCCTTTCAAGTCGGATATCTCTATCTGACCATCACATTCATAATTCTTAAAAACATCTAAACTCATTTCATGTAATCCTCTAGCGTCATCTGCCTCGGCGGTACATCTTCCCATTCCACTCCGATATAGTCCAGCACTCTTCCCCAACCGAACTTCTCTCCTGTCTCTGAATCCGTACAACACCGATACATCCAGAATTCCCATTCTTTCTCATTGCGTTCCCGCAACTTGTCAAACCGGTGCGGACGTTCTTCCAGGTGGATGCCGAAACCGCACATGCTGCAGCCTGTCCGTTGTGCTCCGGTCGTATATAATTCACCGTCGCCAGTTTTTTCGACCTTTCCGTATATCTCCGGGACAATGCTGTCCAAAGGAACATATTCTTTGGGACTTCCGTCTGGGTTTCGTCCGTAAGGCTGTGCATGATATAGTTCCTCGAATAGCTCTATGTGGTCGTGATACCAGACATTCATGTCTAAAGCCAGTTGTAAGATATCCTGTCTCTGGAATATCGCAAACGGCGCTGATCTTGTCACGGTTTTTCCGTAATAGTTGCAGCCGTGCTCAATCAGTGCCTCTTCGCGTTGCCCACCTTCTGATGCCATCATTCCAAGATACGGTGCACTGTTGTGAATCTTTGCCCAGTCGTCGCATGGTTTCTCTTTCAGCCAGTAGCAGCATTCGTTAGATATTTTGATATCCGGATCCGGTTTTCCGTAGCAGACGCCTTCGTTTTCATTTTCGTAGCCGCCAAACAGCTTTAACCATTTCTGTGGCAACTGCATTCTGCTGTTCTTGGCAAAATGTCCCTGTTCCCCGCATTCTCCAGTTATGATCGCATGGCGTACTGTTTTATTATTCTCTGTGGGATTCTGTAAAGTATTGATTCTTCCGGCTATTTTCTTGCTGATCACAGGAAATCCAACCTCATTCAACACCTGAACTTTGCTTTTATAAGGTTTCACGATTTCTAGCCCCAGTGCTCTATGTACTTTCTGGATACTCTTATCTTCCAGAACCGATACTGATATTCCTGGAATCTTAAGTCCTATGCTCATTAGCCAAATATATAGTGTAATACTGTCCAATCCTCCTACACTGACATGTGTGCTTCTATCCCGGCTTAGCATTTCTTCATAGAACTCCCATGCTCTGTTTCTCTGACGTCTAAGCTTCACTGGATAATCTAACCTCTGAAGAACAGTAAACCGTCCTCTTTGTCGAATCTTCTTTTGTCGCCATTCTTCCATGCTCATGCTTGATCACCTATCTTCTCCAACTCTGCCCACACTTCCGCTCTCTTTTTACTCGCTCGCGCGCTTTTTGGGTCGATGCGTCTTCCTCTTTCGTAAAAGGTGCATTCTTCCGGCTTCTGCAATCGGCATCTTTCGATGATCGATGAATAATTGCAGCCATTGACTGCATTTCTTGCGGCTCGGAATACACAGGATCTGCATCTCTTTTTGGGTTTGCCTGGTTTAATCACCGGTTCTTCTTCCATAGGCTCTTCTTCTATTTTCCGTTTTTTCCTTGCATCCCGGTTGATCTTGATGCCGTATTCTTTCATTCTGACGGACATTGTACTGGTTGATATGTTTAATTTTTCGCATATCTCTACCTGCGACATTCCCTCATCTGCCATTCTTTGAAGCAATTCTCTATCGATCTCTATCTTTCTGCTGCCGCTAATACGCATTTTCACGCCGCAAGCCTTTAGCCATCCGCTTATCGTCTTTGGAGCAAGCTTATATTCATGTCCCAGCTCCAACAATGTTTTACCGGATTCATATTTCTTGATCAGATCCGGCAATATTTCCTCTTTATTTTTAATCACATTCACTACCTCTCCCATTCTGTATTTTTAAGGATTATCGGCATTTCCCTGCCGTTTTGCTATTTACTTTCTGCATCTTCTTTGAACATTTTCATAAGTAAGCGTACATATTCGTTATTTTTACTGCGTGTGGCATGGATTTTGTGACGCTCTGCCAAATCGGCATATTCTTGCCATAATTCTTTGTTTTTGACCTCTTTTCCAGAGGACTTGCGCCACTCTGCACGTTTCCACTTCTCTACATTTCCCGAATTCAGCGTGTTCGTCACGAAATTGGATGTCGTGTAGACCTCAACCGAACAGGGAACCTTCAAAATGTTCAATGCTTTTACCGTGGCAAGGATGACACTTCGATGCCATGTCGTGTTTTTTTCAAACCCTGTCACAGTGCGGATCTCTTTATGCCCCTTTGGGGTGATGTATTCCACGACAGCTCCGTAGTTTCCGTCTTTTACGGCGGGACCTGCGAGCGTTGTGGTGACGTAGATCTGAACCTTCATCATCGTGTCTCCTTTCTATTCGGATCATGGTGTACCTGCGGTACTTAAATCCGGTGTATGGATTGATTCCCTCCCAGATCCGTGCTATGTAGTATCCCTTTTTCGGTTTGACTTCTTTTTTCCAATGCTGCAGCTTACGCTTTCGCACCGGTGGGAGCTGCATATTCCGGGAATGACCGTAACTTGATTCTTTGAGTCTTGGTTTCTCCCTGGATCCATCGTCTTTTTTATCTCCCATTTTCGCGTCCTTTGTCAGATAAGCGGCTAACCTGGTCATGTCGTCATCTCCGAATTTCTCCGAGTCTCTGATGGTCTCTATGTAGATGCCACCTTTTATCCAGGCTTTCCGCAGGATCTCTGCTGTTCCCGGTATGGCATTCACTGCCAGATGGATGTGCCAGGCTCCGCGAGTTCCCTTTTCGATATTCCTGATCCAGAACAACTCATATCCTCTTTTCTTGTATTCCTCCCGGACTTTCCGGATGGACTTTTGGAAATCCTTTAGAGCTGACTTCATGTCCGGCGGTCTGGCACTAGGTCTGTAGGTCCATGTGGCGAAGGTGTCTCCTGGACGGAAATACTCCATCAGGTACGCACGGCATCTCCGCTCCTTATTCTGCTTATTAATCTCTGCTATCTGTTCTTTCGTGGGTTTCTTCTTTTTCATCCGGGGCAATCCCCGTGCCCCATATCTTCCATCTGGGATCTCGATATAATCAATCACGTCACCCTTCCGGAAGGTCTGATATTTCTGGATATACATCTTCTTTTCTGTCCTAACTTTAATATTCTTAACGAGTGTTTTACGGGGCATTTCACCCCGCATTTACTTGACATTTAGGACTACAAGAT